AAGCCAAGTGGCAAGCTGCAAGAGCATACTGTAAACAAAAAGGTATGTTATTTAGAATCGTTACAGAAAACGATATATTTCATACAGGTAAGAGAAAATAAGATAAATAATAGTAGCATATAATGGAAAGCTATTATGACAAAAAAACTTGAAGAAATGTTAAATCTTCCTGACAACGAAGACGTCAAGGAAACAGTAAAGCAACAAGCAGTTGTTGCACAAGAAGAAACATTTCGCGACATAGAAGAGTTTGACAAGATTGCAAGTGCATTGCCAGCAGTTAAAGGCCTTGGACAAAAAGCAGACGACGAACTTGAAGACATTGCAAAGCGAGCACTTGAAGCATACGATGATTTAATGGATCTAGGTATGAATGTAGAATCACGTTATGCAAGCAGAGTGTTTGAAGTAGCAGGCGGCATGCTTAAAACTAGTTTAGATGCTAAAGTTGCAAAGATGGACAAAAAATTAAAAATGATTGACTTGCAACTTAAAAAAGAAAAAATGGACAGAGATAACAGTCCTAACGGTGCTGGCGATATAGTCAACGGCGAAGGATATGTTGTTACTGATAGAAACAGTCTTTTACAGAAACTAAAAGGCATGGACAATGATAAATAGTAGTATAAAGTAGGATACAATAATGAAAAACTTTGCAGATTATTTAACTGAGAGTAAAAAAACATATGATTTTAAAATTGGTGTAGCAGGCCCGCTACCAGACGGTTTTGAAAATCAGCTTGAAACCAGTTTACAAAAATACGGATGCTCGCAGGTAGCAGCTGGAAAAACAACACCGATACAAGAACGTCCATTAGACTTTCCACAACTTGAGAACATGGAAGCTACTTATTTTGAAATAAGTTGCATATATCCTACCACTGTTCAAGTATTGCAAGAGTACATTGGACAATGTTGCGGTGTTGAACAAAGTCATATTATTGTACGCAATCCTAATGAGCCACAGGAAGAGTATCAAGAAGAAGCAACTGAGACAGAATATGTTGCAAAGTTAACTGTCGAAGAATTAGAAGGCGAAAGTGCTCAAGATTCAGTTGGTGAAAATCAAGTAATGAATCTTTTAAAAGAACTAGAAGTAGCTCGAAAAGAAAAGTCAGGAGACTAAAATGAAAAAATTAAATGAAGCAAACATGAATATTAGTGTCAACGGCGACAGTGCAGCAGAAGTATCAGAACTACTGCGTATTATGCAACTGGCAGGAGCCGATGCTAAAGAAGTTGATGCTGATGACATTAGTCAAAAAATGTTACCAAGTCCAGACAGTGATTCAGGATCGTGTGATGTGTGCGGAGGCGACCACGGCCCAGAAAACTTAATGGCATGTGCAGGTAGCAACTCTTCAGAACCAAGTATGGGCGACACTATACGAATGATTAGTGCAGGCGAACAAGCATACGAAGAAGTCGACGATGGCGGATTTGGCAGTGCTACTACAGAACCAGAAGAACTGCCAGGCGATGTTAGTGACATGATTCCAGCAGGCGACGATTTGCACAAAGAAAAAGGGTCGTATCCAGCAACAGCAGGCGGCGACAATCCAATGAATACCAAAGAAAGTATTCATGCAATGCTTGCAAAAAGATTTAGCTAAAAACAAGCAGGTCCAAGACCAGACTTTCCAGACTTAGATAAAGACGGCGACACAGATGAGCCAATGAGTCAGGCAATTGCACAGCGCGACGGTGAAGACGAAGATAAAGAAGTAGCAGAGCGCGATATCGAATCTAACTTTGAAAACAAGCACAAAGACATTAACAACTTAGGTCGTAAAATGATGGACATGAGTACACAAATGAGTGGCACAGATGATACTAGTTTGATGATGGGAAATGCACTTTCAAGACTAGGCGAAGTACTAGCTGAGTTCGGTGGCAATGGATTTGCTGCTAACAACATGAACGATGTTATTAAAAAGTCAGCGTTGAGCAAAGAGATTGTTCAAATGCTAATGAAAAAAGCAAAAGCAGCAGAATAATAAAAAATGTCAAATAGAGCCCACGGGCTCTATTTTTCTGAGTAAATACAGTATGGCAGCATCATTAGACGGCGTCTTAATTAAAAAGGCGAATAGACAAGAAACATTTACAGAAGAACAAATTGCAGACTTAATGGCCTGCATGGATCCTGACACTGGGTATTTGTATTTTGCTAAAAAGTTTGCTTATATTCAACATCCTGTAAAAGGTAAACTGTTGTACGATCCTTACACGTATCAGCTAGGGTTAATGGATAGTTATCACAACTATCGCTTTAACATTAATATGATGCCTAGACAAACAGGCAAGACTACTTGTGCTAGTATCTATCTAGCATGGTATGCGATGTTTGTACCGGATCAAACTATTCTAGTTGCTGCACACAAATACACAGGCGCACAAGAGATTATGTCACGCATACGCTTTGTGTATGAAAGTTGTCCTGATCATATACGTGCAGGTGTTACAAGTTATAACAAACAATCAATTGAATTTGAAAATGGTTCGCGTATTGTAGCACAAACAACAACAGGCAACACGGGACGTGGTATGAGTATATCATTACTGTACTGTGACGAGTTTGCATTTGTGCAACCCAACATCGCTGAAGAGTTTTGGACTTCGATATCTCCTACACTAGCAACAGGTGGTAGAGCTATTATTACAAGTACACCTAACTCAGATGAAGACACATTTGCTACTATTTGGAAACAAGCAGAGCAAAAGTTTGACGAACACGGCAACGAAAGTGAGCTAGGTACAAATGGCTTTCATAGCTTTATATCACATTGGAGTGAACATCCAGACAGAGACGATGCTTGGAAAGTAGAAGAAGTTGGACGTATTGGTGAAGAAAAGTTCCGTCGTGAATACGGTTGCGAGTTTTTAATCTTTGACGAAACTCTTATACACAGTATCAAACTTGCTGCTATGGAAGGATTTGATCCTATTATTAATATGGGACAAGTACGCTGGTATAAAAAACCAATGCCAGGAAAATCGTATGTAGTAGGATTAGATCCTAGTATGGGTACAGGTGGCGACTTTGCGGCTATTCAAATTTTAGAACTTCCAAACTATGAACAAATCGGAGAATGGAAACACAACCTTACAGCTATTCCTGGACAGATTAGAGTGCTAACAGATATATGCAAATACATTGAGAGCGAATGCCTTGGTGATAGCACTATTTACTGGAGTGTCGAAAACAACGGAATCGGTGAAGCCTGTTTAATTGTTATCAATGATTTTGGCGAAGAAAATATTCCAGGGCTGTTTATCAGTGAACCAATGAAAAAAGGTCATGTAAGAAAGTTCCGCAAAGGATTCAATACTACTCATAGTAGTAAAACAACTGCATGTGCTAGACTTAAAACAATGATAGAAAACGATAAACTTACTATTAAAAGTAAAGTATTGATCAGTGAGTTAAAAGCATATATTGCAGCAGGTAGTAGTTTTCAAGCTAAACCCGGACACCACGACGACTTGGTTAGTAGTTTGTTGTTAACTATTCGGATGATGACAGTAATGAAGGATTGGGATCCAGAGTTATATAACTCGTTTAGTCAAATAGACGCAGATGATGATTATGAAATGCCCATGCCTATCTTCGTTAGTAGTAGTTATTGATAAATAGTTTGTAATGAGAAATTTAGATAAAGTAGCAGAACAGTTATTCAATGAGATTAGAGGACGTTATCCAAGCGTTACAATCGGCGATGCCGAAGGTAATGTAACTAGCGCACCTAGTCTTGCAAGATTTTACGAGTTTGATTTTAAAAGTCAAGATACAGACTTAGGTAAAGTTAGTATATCACTAGATGAAACATCAGGTGTAACTATAATGTATAATAAAGATTTTACCAGCGAAGTAGGCGATGCCGAAACCAAAGACTGGTATGGGTTTTTAAAACATGTAAGAATGTTTTCAAAAAAACGTTTATTAAACTTTGAAGTTAGGGATATAAACAAAACTAACTTTACAAAAAGAGATTACGCAGATATGGCAGCAACACGCGGAGAAACACAAATGGCAGAGTCAAGAATGTACGGCACTCACAAAACTAGCTTCCAAAAATTTGGAAATGCTAAACTTTCTATCAAGCACACAGGTGCAATAGGCGAAGGCGAAAGTAGAAACAAAAAAATTGGTTCGCTTTTTATTGAAAACACATCAGGTGAAAAGTTTAAGTATCCATTTAAACATTTAAGTGGTGCAAGAGCAATGGCAATACACGTTAGTGAAGGCGGTCATCCGTATGATGACTTTGGCAAGCACATTACCGGATTAAGTGAAGAACTTTCAAATCTCCGCAAGTTTAAAACTTATATGGGTCGTAGCAGTGTAATGGCAGAAAGTCTTGCTGAGCATATGGGTACAGTAAACGAGCGTATGGTTGCAGTTAAGAAAAGAATTCAAACATTACAAAAGCCTACAATGTACAAAGAAGCATTTGAAGATTTTGTAGTTATTGAAGATATGCAAGTACCAGAAGATGTACAAACTGATTGGATCGATCAGCTTACTATCAAGCAGTTTAACGAAGATTTAAAAGATGTATTTCCATACATTTATAAACTAGTAAGTGAAGCAAGCACAACACAAGATCTGTCGTTTGATGATATCATGGCAGAAGCAGCACCAGAAACTAGTATGCGTCCACAAGCAAGACCAGAAGTACATGCAACCCCTGCATTGGCACAACGTGCAGCAGAAGCAGAGTTAGGGTCGCAGCCAGGGCAAATGAAAAAACAGTTTGAAAAAGGTGTTGACTATAAGATTGTTCCTGCACAAGGCGGCTTTACATACCAACTTGCACCAGAAGTAAACATCGGAGCAGGCGCACAAACAACTACAATGCCAAACGGTTCTGTTGACGGAAGTACAAGAGGTCCAGCACCAATGGAATCACAGATTGATGCAGCATATGACAAACTACTTGGTCAGTTTTCAGATAACTTTAGCGCACAAGTTGAAGGCGACGAAGAAACAGACGAAGGCAATGCATACGTTAACGCAGTACGCCAAGCTAAAATGGATGGTCCAGGTGACGAAAAGATCAAGTTAGAAAAAGAAGAACAAAAGACTCCATTAGGCGAGTTTATACTAAGTTTTTACGATAGAGAACAAGGTGTATTTCCAAAAGGCGAAACGGCAATTTTAACTATGGTTGAAAAAGACTACGGTGATAGATATATCAAACCAGCAAGTAAGTTTATTGAACGTTTAGGACAAGTGTTCGAAAAATACCAAGTTGCAAAAATAAGCAACGTAGATAGAATTCAAGAGTTAGCTGGTTTACGATAATCAGCTAATTTTTTAATAAAACTTGTCATTTTATAGTTGACAAGTCATAACTAATTGTGTAGTATATAAGAGTGCTGCACACAAACAGGCACAGCGTATTATACGCACAAGCACATAGGCATTAACATTTAGGAGGCATAACTATGGCATCATTAGCAGAAATCCGAGCAAAGCTCAAGGAACAAGAAGCCGGCGCAGGCGGCAACCGTAATCAAGGCGGTGGCGACAACGCAATTTTCGCATTTTGGAATATGAAAGAAGGCGAGCAATCAACTCTCCGTTTCCTTCCAGACGGCGACGACACAAACACTTTCTTTTGGAAAGAACGTTTGATGATTAAACTACCATTTGCAGGAGTTAAAGGCGAGACTGATTCTCGTCCAGTACAAGTGCAAGTACCATGTATGGAAATGTACGGCGATTCGTGCCCGATCCTAGCAGAAGTACGCGGCTGGTTTAAAGACGCAAGTCTTGAAGACATGGGTCGTAAGTACTGGAAAAAGCGTTCGTATATCTTCCAAGGCTTTGTACCAGAAAATCCAATTACAGACGAAACGCTACCAGAGAATCCTATTCGTCGATTCATTATTGGTCCGCAAATCTTCCAGCTTATCAAAGCAGCACTTATGGATCCGGACATGGAAGAACTACCTACTGATTATACAGCAGGTGTTGACTTCCGTCTTTCAAAAGGTTCTAAAGGTGGTTATGCAGACTATGGTGCATCAAACTGGGCACGCCGCGAGCGTCCACTAACTGATGCAGAAATGGCAGCAGTAAACGAACATGGGTTGTTTAATCTCAATGATTTCCTTCCTAAAAAGCCAGATGAAACTGCTGTAAAAGTTCTTACAGAAATGTTTGAAGCATCGGTAGACGGCGAAGCATATGATGCAGAGCGTTGGAGCAACTACTTCCGTCCAGCAGGCATGGCAGCACGTACAGGTGATCCGACACAAGCAGCAAGTGCAAATGCAACTGCTACAAGTCAAAGTGCTCCAGTAGCACCAACTCCAGTAGCAGCACCAGCAGATGACATTCCTTTTAAGTCAACTGAAGAAGCAGCAGCCGAAGCAGCACCAGCAGCAGGCGGAGCACAAGATATCTTGTCAATGATCCGCGCACGTCAAGGTTAATAAACCTACACAGTAGGGGGCTTTATGTCCCCTACTTCATTCATTTAATAGGAGATACACATGGCATCTAAGTCATTCGATCCAACGAAGTTTCGAAACTCGTTGACAAAAAGTATTAAAGGCATGAGTGCTGGTTTTAACGATCCGACTGATTGGATTAGTACTGGTAACTATGCATTAAATTATCTACTAAGTGGAGACTTCCGTAAAGGTATTCCTCTTGGTAAAGTAAGTGTTTTCGCTGGTGAGTCTGGCGCAGGCAAGTCGTATATTGTAAGTGGTAACATTGTTAAGTACGCACAGCAGCAAGGAATCTTTGTTGTGCTTATTGACAGCGAGAACGCACTTGACGAATCATGGCTACAAGCATTGGGTGTAGACACTGCACCTGATAAGATTCTCAAACTCAACATGGCAATGATTGACGATGTAGCAAAAACAGTATCAACGTTTATGTCAGATCTCAAAGATATGCCAGAAGAAGAGCGCCCAAAAGTATTGTTTGTAGTAGACAGTCTAGGTATGCTTATGTCACCAACTGAAGTTAATCAGTTTGAATCGGGTGATATGAAAGGCGACTTTGGACGTAAAGCAAAGGCACTAAAAGCACTTGTTACAAACTGTGTAAACATGTTTGGTTCGTACAACGTAGGCATGTGTGTTACTAACCACACGTATGCATCACAAGATATGTTTGACCCAGATGACAAGATTTCAGGTGGTTCGGGCTTTGTATATGCATCAAGTATGGTTGTTGCAATGAAGAAACTCAAACTTAAAACAGATGCTGACGGTAATAAAACATCACAAGTACACGGTATTCGTGCTGCCTGTAAAGTTATGAAAACACGTTACAACAAACCGTTTGAAGGTGTACAAGTTGAGATTCCTTATTCAACAGGTATGGATCCTTACAGTGGATTGTTTGATATGTTTGAAGGCAAAGGCTTACTAGAAAAAGTAGGCAATCGTTACAAATATATTACCAGCGAAGGTGACGAAATCCTTGAGTTCCGCAAGCGTTGGACAGGTGAACTGCTCGAACGTGTTATTGAGGATCTTCCTGCAAAAGAAGAACAACTGCTAAATATCGCAAAGGCAGCCGAGGCGGCTGTTCGAGCAGAAGAAGAAGCAGAAATGCTTGCAGAAGCTGCTATTGCTAACGAGGAAGTTGTAGAAAATGAATGAAGATATTGCCGCTGATTTATGGAACCTGTTTAAAGAGTATCTAGACAAGAAACACATTGAAATGGCAGCTGAACGTTACGTCGACCTGCTTGCAGATATTGGCATGTCAGAAATTCAGTTACAAGCATTATTTGGAAACAGTAAAACATTAGATGCTGCAATCCAGTACTACTTGGAAATGGATCAAGATGATGCTGCTGATGATGACTATAACGATGATTGGGATGACTAATGGGATGGTATAGTCGAGTTTCACGAGACATATCTGAAATACCAGCAGCAATACAACACTTTGAGAACGAGTTGGTAACAGCTCGTTCTGAAGTGAAGTTAAAAGGCAGTATTGAAAAAGCTGCTGCTGAAATGCCCGGGCTTGTTGAATATCGGTTTAATCAACTACAAGAAGTTGAAGCAATACTTGAATTCCTTAATATTGAACTACGCAAACTACGTAGTTCTTTTTTTAGAAAATATCTTGAAAACTATCAGCGAGCGTTGTCAAGTCGCGATGTTGAAAAGTATGTAGACGGCGAACAAGATGTATGCGATTATGAAAAGATTATTAATGAGTTTGCATTAATACGTAACAAATGGTTGGGTGTTCTAAAAGCACTTGATCAAAAACAATGGCAGATAACTAATATTGTAAAGCTGAGAGTAGTAGGCATGGAGGATGCAAGTTTATGATAGATTTTTATTGTATCCATAAACAAAGCGATGAGGCTACACAAGAACCACTCAATGATGCAATTCGATCTGGAAAACAGTATAACATAAATGTAATTCCATATCACGGCGTATACGAAAATATCGATAGTATCATTGAAAAGGAAAAATTGTTTGTTAATCAAGCAGGAGCACATAAAGTCACACGTCGTGGTAAAGGTGTACTAGGATGTTTCTTATCTCATTATTTCTTATGGAAAATGTCTGCTGAAAGAAATATTCCTGTGGGAGTATTGGAATATGACGCTATTTTTATTAAAATGCTTCCTGTTAACATATTAGATTTATTTGATGATTATTTAAACTTAGATTATACTAGGCATACACACTTAGGTCTATCATCTAAAGGTCACGAATACACAGCACAAATTGAATTAGAAAAAAATAATCCAGTAATAGTTAACTCTTTAGATGAAAACAAACCCGAGTTGAAACATCATTTTAAATATATTAATAATAATCATATCAAAGGTGCATTTGGATATATTATCAAACCAAGCGGTGCCAAAAAATTAATTGAAGCAACTAAAAAATACGGCATTCTGCCAGCAGACATACAACCAAATTTACTTTATTGCAATATGAACTACACTACTCCAAGTATTGTTATGTTAAATCCAAAAGGAATATCTAACAGATTTGGCGCATCGCACACTAATACTGGACACTTATCATCATAATGGAACATTTAATAGAAACTAGAGAAGGTTGGTGGTGGCCAAAGCACGATGTAGCATGTTGGAGATATCTATCACGCAGACAAGATATTCCTAAAAATATATCTGCATATAGTGAACAAAAAAGAGTAGTAGTGCAAGCAGGCGGCAATGCTGGAATGTATGTAAAAATGTACGAAGATATTTTTGATACAGTTTATACATTTGAACCTGATCCAATTAACTTTTACTGTTTAACAAAAAATACATCTACCAAAACAATTAAATTTCAAAGTTGTTTAGGCAATGTTCCAAATTTTGTAAATTTATCATACGACGAAGTTCATCATAAGAAGCCAAACACCGGTGGGTATCGTGTCAAGGGAGATGGAAATATTCCTACACTAATACTTGATAATTTAAACCTTCCAGTTATAGATTTAATACATTTAGATATTGAAGGGTTTGAAAAGTTTGCATTACTGGGTGCAATCGAAACTATAAAACGTTGTAAACCTGTAGTTGCACTAGAACTAAATGGACTAGCAGAAAAATATAATCATACAGATAACGATGTTAAAGCTCTTATGACTAGCTTAGGGTATACTGAAATAGGAATAGTTGACGATGACGCAATATTTAAATTCAATGGATGAAGAAGTTACATTAGTTAATAATTTTTATTTTCCAAAAATTGGTGCAACAAATGCCGCTAAACAAAAAAGTAATTGGGCAGAGCAGCCTGCTCAAATAGCAAGTTATGCTAAAGGAAAACAAGTTTGTATTCAAGCCGGCAGCAACGTAGGTTACTATACAAAGATATATGCAGAGCTATTTGATACAGTATATACATTTGAACCAGATCCCTTAAATTTTTATTGCTTGAATAAAAATGTTCAAAATACTAATGTTATTAAATTTCAAAGTTGTTTAGGCGATTCACATCAGTTAGTTAGTATAGCGTTGCCTGCATCACATGTAAAAAAAGGCATTAACATTGGAACATATCATATATCAGGAAAAGGAAATATTCCTACACTATTAATCGATGATTTAAATTTAGATGCTTGCGACTTGATACATTTAGACATTGAAGGATTTGAAATTAATGCAATTAATGGAGCAGCTAATACTATTGCCAAATATAAACCTACTATATGTTTAGAAATTAATTCTGCACTAAACAACTTTAATTATTCTAGAGATTCTGTATTTAATTTAATGCAACAGTTAAATTATGCACAAGTTGATCATATTAACGAAGATTACGTTTTTCAATATCGAGGAAACATATGATAACTAATACAACTATATTTACCGGCGGCGACTCAAAGTATTGGAAACAATACGGTAAGTCTTTTGTTAAAAGTTTTAAGCATTTTAATCCCGATACAGATGTCTTCGTACAAATTTTTAATCCTGACAATGATGATATTACTGAGTTAGATTCTTTAGACTGTAAATATACTATAGAAAATATAGAACAATCTTATATCGACGACTTAGCTAATGCACACATTGATGCATACACTAATAATATAGATCCGCAATTAAAAGCACATCTAAAAACAGGAATGAAGTTTTCTGAAAATAATTATGGTTTTGTAACGCTCGAAGATAAAATGCGACATCTTATTACTTTTGCAATTTATGCAAGTTTTAGATTTATTAGATTAGCAGAACTATGGGACGGAAAGAATCCTGTCGCAGCATATGATATGGATACTGTATGTCAACGCCCTATCGATATAGACGAAATGCTAGGAGAAAATGATGCCGGATGTCTTGAGGTCAAAGGTAATCGACTTGTAGTTAGTCTAGTAGCGTTTAGAAATAATAATCAGCTATTATCAGACTGGGGCAACAGTTTGCAGCAAAGTTTTAATAATAAAGCAGTATATGGATTCTTAGATCAAAA